ATCGGGAGGACTATACGCTGGATGCGGGGCATCTGGGGCATCGCTAGTCCTCTCCTACCGGGGCGCTTCGGCCCGTCTTCACACGGAAACTCCTCCCCATGCGCGGGCCAGTGACCCTACCGCCCAGTTCAGCCGCGCGGTGCAGGATGTAGAGACCCGTGGGGGCCTTGGTCTTCGTGCCGGCGAACGCGCCGGACGGCTCGTGTCCGTACTCCAGGGCGGCGGGGTTATCTCCCACCAGGGAGACATCCCAGGTACCCACCGGGTACTTGCCTTGTCCTCGTCGGACCTCGATGGAGTAGGGAACGTGGGGTACGATGCGGACCCATCGGTTCGCAGCGGCGAGGTTGCCCCTCGCTCGGCTGGCGACCTCTTCAGCGGCGCGCTTCGTGGCACCATCGGCCATCTCTGCCACCTCGTGGTAGAGCACGGATCGGGACTTGTATCGCCCGATCCACTCGAAGCCCGCCACGGTTAGTACCGCCGAATGGTGTACGTCGAGTGGCGTGTACGACGGCTGCCGTTGTACCGCAGCTCGTCACCGAAGATCTCGTAGACGGCTGGACGGCCCTTGGAGTCCACGCCCCACTCTATCTGGGCCTGAGACCCGAGTGGACCGTGTTCGTCGTGCCACGCCCGCGTGAAGCGGATCGAATAGACCTTCTCGGTCTCGTAGCCCTCGTCGTTGGACTCGGCACGCCGTGAGGACGTGCCGGACTGGTTCTGGATCTGGAAGCGTGCGGTGGTCTCCAGGCGGGCACCGCCCGCCTTCGTGACCGTGTTGCCGTCAGCGTCAGTCGTGACCGACTCCATGATGACCACGCACGGCTCATAGGACTGCCCGCGGTCTAGGAGGCTCATGTCACTGGCTCCCCGTCCGACGTAGGAGTACCTGTGTACTCGACGTTGCCCCAATACTTCGGCGCGCTGTCGTCCAGGTTCATCTCCCCGACCTTCCCTGCGATCCTCCAGTCGTGGATGCAGAAGCAGATCGGCGGGTCCGCGGTGTGGTCGCACTTGGTGGCGTCCACGATGTACTGGCCGGTCCCGACGATGATGGCTGCCATTACGAACCTGCCGCCATCGTGGGCACCATGATGAAGAAACCATCCTGGTCTACGACGCCGAGGATAAGCCACTCGTCGTCGGTGATGTCCAAGACGCCGGTCGCGACTCCCTGAAGCATCTGGTAGCCGTAGTTGCCGTCGTTCTCGGAGTAGAATCCTTCGAGGTTGCGGATGATCCGGAGGACCGCTTCGGCCTCCACCATCTTCACGTCCTCGACATCGACCTCTTCGGCAGCGATCTGGTCGGCAATCGTGCCCATACCCTCGGCCTTGTAGCGTCGGGCGATCATGCGTTCCACGTCCCCGAGTCGCCGGCAGATCACCTTCGTGATCGCGTCGTCAACGGGCTGGCCCCAGCGGTCGGTTACGTCTTCGAGGTCTGCGTATGCCATGCTGGCTCCTTTGTGGTGTCCCCCGAGGGCGCCCGAAGGCGCCCCCGAGGGGGTAGAACTTAGGCCGAGGTGACCGTGGTGACAGGCGAGGTTCCACCGGTCAGCGCGTCGGTACCGTGGGCCAGAGCGAACGGCCCGGTGATGGTGCCAGAGGCAACCGTCACGTCAGCGGCCACGATCCCGTCGTCCACCGCGACGATAGCTGCCTTGATGGCGGCGTCGTTCGCGTTGTAGGCGATCGGTGCGGTCTCCACGCCGTTCACCTTCAGGGTGAAGGTACCGCCGGTAGGCGAACCGTTGATGCTGAAGGCGTAGGTCAGAGGACCATCCGTGAGCTGGTAGAACGCTTCCACGTCGTTGACCAGGAGGCCGAACTCGGCTTCCACCAGGACCGCCACCAAGTTGTGCTGCCACAGCGAGATGAAGTTCTGACCACCGGGCTCGTCTGTACCGAAGTTCAGAGTAGCCTGGTCGGAGACCGAGTAGCTCAGTCCAGCGACCTGACCCCAGACGATCTGACGGAAGTCACCGACGAAGCCGAGGGTGTTCCCCGACGCCACGGTGTCAGCCAGGATCGACGGACGAGAGACGATGCGCCCCTCGCGGTTGACCGGGTTCTCCTGCGAGAACGGCGAGTCAATCCACAGCGGACGCCCGTTGTTGTCGTACGAGCCGTTCAGGATGGGCTCGATGGTGTCGTCCAGCAAGCTGGCCGTCCACTTCTTACCGTCCTGGGTCAGCGTACGCAGGCCGCGGACGGCCAGAGCGTCGTACAGGTTCCCGTTGATCGGGACCACCTTGCTGGTACCGCTGAGGTGCTGAGGCACACCGGACACCGAGGTGAACGGAGAGTCAACGCCGTACAGAACCGCCTGGTCGAACGCCTGCCCGATGGCAGTCGCGACCTTGGTCCGCATCACGTTGAGGTAGTTCGCCGGGTTCTGGCGCACGACTTCGGCAGAAGCCGTGAAGATGGTAGCGATCTTGTGCGGAGTCACAGACTTCGCCCCGAAGTCACCCTTGGTCAGGGGCTTCATCTCGCCTTCACCGACCCACCCAGCGGACACGTCACCGGTCCAGTAGGGGATCTTCACGCCGGTTGCGCCCATCGGAATCTTCCGGGCGAACCGCTGGACAATCGAGGTCTTCTCGGCCTCGGCGAAGTAGTCCTGAGCCTGTTCCGGCTCAAGGTACCCGCTGAACATGGCGTCGGAGGTTACCGCCACCGCATTCGGCAATGCCATAGCATTGCTCCTTTCGTTGTTACCTGCGGCTCGACGCTTCGGTCAGGGCCTTCAGGATTGGATCTTGCGCCGGGTTAGCGAGTCCTCGCTGCCCACGGCCTTGGGAGGGGTCCGTCGCACCGGGCGTCACGCCCGCTTGGTCGGCTGGTGTGATGTTGAGGAGAGCCCTCAGCGATTCAGCCGACGCCTTGATGGACGCGGTATCCACACCTTGGAGTGCCGCTGCGAAGCCAGCCAGCTTGTCCGCAGGGACGCCCGCGGCGATGCTCTGGTTCAGCTTCTCTTGCAGAATCCACCCGTCTCCTACCTCCGCGGTCAGCCGATTGATCTCGGCATCCTTGGCGGCAAGCTGGGCGGCAACCTCTCCGAGGACCGCTGCACGAGTCTGCTCGGCAGCATCACGGGCCTGGATACGGTAGTTGGCGCTCTCGTCCCGCAGGGTCTTCACGTACGACTCCGGGAACATCTTCTCTTCCGTACCCGCCGGGGGTGTGGAAGCTGGGGGTGTGGTTCCCTCTGGTGCTCCAGAGGGCGTACCTGGTACTTCGGTCATACTTTCGACTCCTGGTCGGTCAGAGCCCTCCAGGGGCTCGTGGGGTTAGCTCGCAACTAGGGAAAGCCCAGCGAACTCTTGGGCTGAAATGTCGCCGGCGTTCAGCCGACGACGCAGCGCGTTGATGGTGCGCTGGTTGCGGGAGACCAATTGCCCTTTGTTCTTACCCGCGACGTATCGCTTGTCAGGATCGGCCTTCTCTTCGGCCAACGCGACCTCGGTCGCTTCGATCCATAACTCTTCGGCCCGCTTCTGGGCCTGTTCTCCTACCCACGCCTTCTGCTTGAAGACGGGGATCACCTTGCAGTCACAACCGTCGTGCCACTGTTGCATGGCGCCGGACACATCCTCACCCGCGGCAAGCAGGTTGAGGGCGTTCAGGTCGTCAAGATCCAGACCGGCGTTCTCCGCGGAGCGGTAGACCGGCCCACGGGAGACCAACATGAGACACCAAGCGCAGGTTTCCCTGCCCGTGGCGACCCGTGCCCAGCCCCGTATGTTCTCAACGGTGCCGTCCTGGGCCTGTGCTTGCTCCTGCGGGGTTTTCACCACCTGGAGGGGACGACCACCCGCATCCTCATCCTTGAGGGCTGAGGCGGGCGCTGAGGCGTCCGAATCGCTCCGGACGACCGACTGGGAGATCTTGTCAATCTCCGGGTCGTTGTCCGTCATGTGGACGATCTGCTGCCGTCCCGCGTTCTCGACCTCGCGCGCCGTCCGCATCGCGAACGTGGCGAGGGCCTGACTCGGGGACTTCTCGACCGACATCAGCTTGCGTGCTGGCTCCATGTTGGAGACGAACGTCGCCCAGTCTGTGCCCTCCAGCGGTGAAAGGTTGGGTGGCAGGGACGGGTAGGCTAGGTGGCGTTCGCTGTCGTACAGACTACGGGCCAGCCGTGCGGAGTTGTCCCGGAGTCGCTCGACCGTGGGGTACAGCGTCCGCAACAGGCTGAGCCAGTCTGCGGTCGAGAGGGCGGGCTCCGTCACCAGCGAACTGAGCTGGAGCGTCTGCCCGATCATCTCGTAGGTGATCACATCCTGAGCTGCCGCGTACTGGTTGGGGTCCACGGCT